GCTCATCGGGTGCTTTGCCGCCCGTTTGCGAGCCTGCCAGTGCGGCGACCGGCTGGGCGTTTTCGATAAAGCCGCTCAAAAAGGCAAAGCCGCCCGGCTGTTTCAGCACGCCTTCCGCCCATTCTTTTTGTGCCGGCAGCAGCTTGCCGGCGGACAGTGCGGCGGTAATCAGTTCGCTGCCTTTGTCGGCTTCGCGCTCGGCAGTCAGGGCGGCAACTTGGTTTTGCAGCTCCTGCACCAGCGATACCGGCGCGTATTGGGTCAAATCAGGCTTGCCGTTTTGTGCCGACAGTGCCGCGATTCGGTTGTCTTTTTCTGCCAACTGCGCGAACACGTCGGCAGACAATGCCATGTCTTTCGGCTTGGCTTCGATGAGCGCGGACAATGCCGCCTTCAGTTTTTCTTCGTCCACCTCAGGCAGACCGAACAGTTGCTGTAACAACTCATTCATGGGTTTTGGCTCCGTTTCCGGGTTTAAAATTTGCGCCGACGCTGCCGCCAGCACCTCGTCCATGCCGTCCAACGCGGGGAAATTTGTCAGCGCGGCGTGAAAAATTTTGGTTACATATCCCTTTGTGTCATAGGAAAACACAGCAGAGATGTAGCGATACTCTTTTGCGGCAATTGCCGCAGC